GAAGAGGCAGACGCAAAACACGAAGAGTTATTTGATAATGATTATGTGCCGTCTGCGGAATTGAATGCAATGCATAAAGCGTGGCTTGCTGTATTTGGAACTGCCAATACTGCCAAATATAATGTGCTGGTTACAGCAATCAACAACGTTATAAATTCTGAAACAAAAGAAGAGATTGAAAAAAACACGGAAACATACCGAACAGCATACAGCGAGTATGGCAGTGCGGTTACGGAGTATCAAACAGCCGTTTCTATTGCAATAGAGGCAGCAGCAAATGCCTATGCAGCAGAGAAAGCAAACAGTGTGGGCGAAACCGTCACAAAGGAAATGACGGCAAAAATTGAAAGCACAGCATCAGAAATTACATTGCTATGCAAAACTATTGAAGAGCATAACATGCACAATTATGTAGCAGGTGGAGATTTCAAGGACGGTTTTACAGATGAATGGTATACGAGCAGTGAAAATAATGAGGTTATTACGGATAGCACGCTGGGGGTATGCGCCAAGATCTCAAAAACTTCCAGCACACCATCATACATACGGTGCAAGATTGGCGTATTGCCAGCCGGAACGTATAGAGTACGGTATAGGGCAGCAGCGGCAAGCGGGAGCGAAAGCAACGCAAGAGTACAGTGTACTTTTTATTCCACACAGACAACGGCATACGGATTACTGAAAAGCACAGAATGGACAACCGTAGAAAGAGAGGTAACATTACCAGAAAGCACCAGCACAAGGTATTTATATTTGTATGCCTATACACAAGATGCAGCCGTATATGTAAAAGATATAGAAGTGCTGGGGCAGATGTCGGTATATACAGAGGCACAGTTAAAAATAAACAGTGATTCTATTACGCAGGAAGTTAAAAGAGCAAAAGGGATAGAGGACGAATTAAGAGCCTCTATTAAAGTAAATGCTGAAAATATCACAAGCTGCGTAACAAAAGGAAACGTAGGTAGCTATATTACACAGTACTACAACAATGTCATTGTTGCATTTAATAACAGCTCAAAATATGTGCAGATTAACGCAGGAGAAATTGCAATTTATGATTATGGTGTAAGTGCCTCTAAAAAACGTGCTGTATTTGATGAACAGGGAAACCATTTTTACCGAGATAATTATTATGTTGGAAAAATTGGCACAAACCAGTGGGCAGATAATAATGCACATAAAGGGCTTGTATTTGATTTAGAAACGCAAGGAAAGTATATGGCATGGGCACAAAAACCTACAGAGGGGGCAAGCAGTTATACAACCATATTATGTTATTCGAGGGCGAACAGCATATTTACACAAGTGGGCTTACATCTGGGGTGCAATATGTATGGGCATGGCTGGATATTGGACGGAGTAGATTTACGGAATTGTAACGCAAATGGATATACAACATTCACTGGAACATTACCGGTTGTGTTGGAAATTCATAAAACTGATAATAACGGCGGTATCGGCTGGACTTACGGAAACGTATATATAAAGAACGGTTTAATAACAAGCATACCGACATAGGAGAGAAGAATATGAGCGAAGAACGAGAAGAAATTACAGAAGAAACAGCACCATTGCCATTGAAAATGCAAGAAGCACCTGCACCAATACAAGAAAGCGAAAACAAAGCACAGACAGACACGTTTAATTTTACAGAGGCAGTTTTAATGGCTCTAAATGAAGAGTAAAGGAGAATATGCAATGAGTAAAGAACAGGAAGAAATGCAGCAGGCAACAGAGGAACATATAGAGCAGCCGTTACCAGACGAACCGAAAGAGGAACAGGACGAACCAATGGGGATACTCACAAGCCGGGCACATGAAGATATGACAATAGCCATTTTGCAGGTACAGGCAGCCTATGGACTGCCAGCATATTTAACAGATCTGATTGTAACGGCAGTGCTTGCGGATATCCGGGGCTGTGCAAATAAGGATTTGCTTAATACATTGAGCAGAAAGGAGTAGCACATGGCGTTACAGAATGTACAGAGAATACAGATTGAGCTTGACGGCAGCGCACCTTTTGAGTATGTCGTGGCAAAAGCTGGGGAGAAAGAAAGCCGGATAGTGGAAGTTACACTGTTGGAGAATAAGAAAGAGTTTACCATACCAGCCGGGACAACAGCAAAAATTAAGTATTACAAGCCAGACGGCAAATTTGTATTGAACAATGCCACAATCAACGGGAATGTTATTACAGTGACATATACAGAGCAGATGCTGGCAGTTTCGGGCACTGGGCGTGGGGAAATTGTTTTATACAACGGAACAGCCGTATTACGAAGCGCAACGTATTACACGAAGATTACACCAACGGTGTACAAGGAAAATGGGCTGATAAGTGATAATGAGTTTTTGGATATGGCAGAAAGCATTATTGCAATGAATCAGCAGACAGATAAGGCAATAAATGCAACCAAGAGTGCAGAACAGGCGGCAGCAGAAGCCAATACAGCAACAGCAGCAGCCAATAGCGCAGCGAAAGCGGGAAATGCAGCAGCTACAGCCGGGAACAGCGCAGCCAAGGCAGCGAATGATGCAGCAGCGGCGGCAAATGAAGCCAAAAGCAATACAGTAACAGCAACACAGAACGCACAGGCAGCAACCAGCGAGGCGAACACCAAGGCGGCAGCCGCCAATAGTGCAGCCGCAGCAGCAAATAAAGCGGCGGCAGCCTGTGAGAATATCGCAAAGGGAATAAACAGCATGACGGACGGCACAACGGGCATTACCTACACAATAGGGATTAACGGCGGCATGGTGTATTTAGAATCAGTATAAGGAGCAGAGCATGGCAAGAATTTATTTAGCGGACAAAGAAACATTGGACAGTACGCACGCAAATACAAATGCAATTCTGGCAGCATTAGAGGAAAGCGGCGGGGAACATAAGAAAGCGGTACGTTATGGTATCAAAATAAGCAAGAGTGACAGCGGGAAAAAGAGCCGGGTAACGTATCTGTATGATGCGGTAGGCATGACACCTGCGGCTATGAATTATACAGACGGCACCTTTAACTACGGAAGTTGGGGCAATGTTGAATTTGTAAAAAATAACTACCCTTGCATGGTTAAATTTGACGGAACAGAGGACTACAAGTTACTGGCAACAAATTACGCATTAAAGGCAGACGGAACAACGGCAAGCGATGTGGCAAACGTGGATTATGCGGGTAATGCAATGGCAGCATTTAAGGGCGGCTGGCTGTGCCAGTACGAAACGGCTACAGACGAATACATCATTTGGAGTAATGTAAAATACGATGACGGGTACAACGCATACCACAGAACAGCACCAGACGGAGTTATCAGAGAGGGATTCTACCGCAGAATCTACACACCTGCATTATTAAATAATGTAGCAAGGTCATTAAGTGGGCAGCAGCCAATGGCAAGCAAAAATGCAACGCAGGAACGTACATACATTAAAGCAAACGGCGATGTATGGGAGCATACAAGCTGGTGGGAATGGAATTATATTATTACACTGTTAAAGATTATGGCAAAATCAGAGGATTTACAGGAAGCATACGGCAATGGAAACATGAGCGGTTATGTGAATGATTCAACGAAGTATTACGGAGTACTTGCCACAGGCAGTATGGACGATAAAGGGCAGTTTTACGGATATAATGCCGGAAATAAACAGATTAAGGTATTCCATACAGAGGCAATGTGGGGCGATCAGTGGGAGCGTATCTGTCAAATGGTTTGTGATAAAGGCGTTGTGAAAGTGCAGCCATATGGAGATTGTAATTTAACTGGTGCAGGATTTGAAAAAGTGCTAGATTTTGCAGATTACGGAGTAAGTGGTAGCGTTGGCGGCTACATGAAAGATACCGTTATGACGAAAGCGGGACGTTTCCCGGTAACATATACAGGCAGCAGCTCAACATATCTGTGTGATTACTTTTGGCTGAATACAGGCATTGTGGCTGTGCCTCTTGTGGGCGGCCACTGCAACAGCGGGCTGAATTGCGGGGCTTGCGTGACCTTGAACTACACCGCTGGCGTTGCGTACTGGAGCAT